GAATACGAAGAAAATATTAGAAGGAAGAGTCAGCTTCTCCAATTTATGAGGACTCTCAATCTTGGGGAAAAGTTTGTAAAATTTGATCATATTTATTTTCCTTATCAAGCAGACTTTAGAGGAAGAAAATATACAATAAGTAGTTTTTTAACTCCTCAAGGAACAGAGTATGCAAAAGCACTTCTCACTTTTGGTGATGGATTACCTATAGAAAATGAGGAACAAAAGGATTGGCTTGCAATTCATGGTGCTAATTGTGCAGGAGTAGATAAAGTTAATTTTGAAGAAAGAATCAAATGGATTTTAGATAATGAGGAACATATTATCAAATCTGCAGAGGAAGGACTTTCTTATGATTGGTGGACTAAGTTTGATGATGCATGGTTGTTCTTTGCATTCTGCTTAGAATGGGCTACATTGAAAAGAAAAGGGTTAGGGGTACTCAGCTATCTCCCAATAGCATTAGATGGCTCTAACAACGGCTTACAGCATTATTCAGCTATGTTGAGATGTTCTGTAGGAGGTAAAGCCACAAATCTCACTTCAGAAGAGACTCCTCAAGACATATATCAGGAGGTTGCTGATGTAGTCATTCGGGAATGTACCAAGCTTGCTGCTTTAGATGATCCAATAGCTAAGAAGTGGTTAGAATCTGGACTAATAAATCGTAAGATGACTAAAAGACCTGTAATGGTTGTTCCTTATGGTGGAACTAGGTTTTCTGCTATGTTTTATGTAGAAGAATACTTGAAAGATCAACTCAGGAAAGGTGAAACTTTTTCTATTCCAGAAGATGAGCAACTTATCAAGTACATAAACTGGATAACTACCTTAGTTTGGAATGCCATAGGAGAAGTTGTAGTCTCCGCTAGAGAAGCTATGAATTGGATTAGGAATGTAAGTTCAGAACTCTCTAAGAAGGGTTATCCTGTTATCTGGTGGACTCCTACAGGACTTTATATATATCAGCACTACAGAGCATTTAAATGGAGAAGAATTAAAACTACCATTGATGGTAAACTTCTGAAGCCTGTAATATATGAGGAAGATGGTAAGAAGATAGATGTGCATAGATCGGTTAATGGATCAGCACCTAACTTTGTACACTCTCTGGATGCCTCAGCATTGACTCTGACTGTGCATCTTTGTAATAAGGAGAATATAAATAGTTATGCCATGATCCATGACAGTTATGGAACCCATGCTCATAACATCCCTAAACTTGCAAAACTTTTACGAGAAGCATTTGTGGACATGTATTCTAAGAATGATGTTCTAGGTGATTTTCGGAAAGCTGCTTTAGAAGTTTTGGATGAAGTTCCTGAACCTCCAACGCAGGGTAATCTTAATATCCACGAAGTACTGAGATCTAAGTACTTTTTCTGTTAATAATTCTTTTGTGCCACTCTAGGTATAATGAAAGGAAATCACATGGAACCAATAGAATATCAAGCAATAGAGATATTAAAGTCAGGAGAACCTTTACCTGTAGATCTCTATATGGAACTCAATAATTCTGGAATAGATCCAGAGTTTCTTATAAACACTTTTACAAAGGAGGAAGAAGAAGAAGAAAAATATGATGGATTAGATCCTATTCAACGAGAGATTCTAAATGAATTCTCTGAGTATCAATCATAATATATAATATAAGGAGAACAATATGGCAACAGCCAAATTAGTAAGTCCAGCTGCGAAATGTAAATGGGTAAATGTGAAAAGTCCACATCCTGAATATGATGTGTTTCAGATTAACCTGCTTCTTCCAGCTAAATCTAAGGAAGCAAAGTCTTGGATGGCTCAGATTGATGATTGGATTTCGGAAGAAGTTAAGTCTTCAGGAGCAAAACCATCTGAGTATATTCCTTACAAAGAAGATGGTGATGATATCCTCTTCAAGTTCAAGCAGAAAGCAACCATCAAGGGAAGAAGCGGAGAAGCTCATGATGTTAAGATCATGGTTGTAGATTCTCAAATGAAGCCATGTAATGTGGACATCGGATGGGGATCAACTGTTAAGGTTTCATATTCTCCAGTTCCATATACTGTTAATGGTAAAAGCGGTGTTACTTTATATTTCAATGCCGTTCAAGTCATTGATTTAGTAGAGTATGAGAACGAGACTTCTGCCTTTGGAAAAGAAGAGGGATTTGTATCTGAAGAACCTGCAGATAATCCTTTTGTTTCTTCAACTGAAGAAGAAGTTCCTGAAACGGATAATGACGATTTTTAATCGTTATAGATCTGATTTAGAAGGACTAGTTGCAGATCAACTAGAAAAGCAGAGAGTCAAGTTTGTATTTGAACCTAGTAGAATAGAATATGCGGTTCCAAAAAGATACATTCCAGACTTTCTGCTTCCAAATGGAATCCTGATTGAAGTCAAAGGATGGTTCAAAGCTGAAGATCAACGAAAGCATAAGTTAATTAAAGCTCAACATCCAGAACTTGATATTAGATTTGTATTTCAAAGACTAAGAAGTAAAGTTCAAGGAGGAAGATTCACCTGTGAGGAATGGTGTAAGAAATATGGTTTTCTGTATGCCGAATCAATAGTACCTAATTCATGGATACATGAGAAATAAGTTAATGTTCACTTCTTCCAACAGGTTGTTGTGGAACAGGTGAACGTTAGCTCTAAGTAACTGTATTTATTCTTATTACCGCTTCTTCCAGAAGAGTTTGTGGGAAAAGAGGTATAAGCTGTAATATCAATAGTTTATAAATAGAGGATATTATTATGGGAGAACAAGAATCAGTATGTGTAACCCATGCACCTTGTCCTAGATGTGGTTCAGTAGATAACCTAGCAGTCTATGATGATGGTCATGGTTGGTGCTTTACTCCAGGATGTGGATATAGACAGCATGGAGATATTAAGGAGAACATTAAACAAGAGGAGAAATATAGTATGGATTTCATTAAAGGAGAATCAGAACCACTCAAAAAGCGTGGTCTAACTAAAGCTACTGTTAGTAAGTGGTCTTACCAAATTGGAGAATTTAAAGGTAAAAAAGTACAGATTGCCAACTACAAAAAAGATGGACATATAATAGCTCAGAAACTCAGGTTTCCTAACAAAGATTTCCTGTTTATCGGAGATACTAAGGAAGCAGGACTGTACGGAAAACATCTCTGGGAAAAAGGGAAAATGATCACCATCTGTGAAGGTGAACTGGATGCTCTCTCAGTCTCTCAGGCACAAGGAAATAAGTGGCCCGTAGTTAGTATACCTACTGGAGCAGCAGGAGCAAGGAAAGCAATTCAGAACGACTTAGAATACCTAGAAAATTTTGAGTCCGTTATACTGATGTTCGATCAAGATGATGCAGGTCAAAAAGCTGTGGATGATTGCGTTCAGTTGTTCTCTCCAGGAAAAGTTAAGATTGCTACTCTACCTTTGAAAGATCCAAATGAAATGATCCAAGCAGGAAGAGGTGCAGAAATTATCAATCAGATCTGGAATGCTAAGAGCTATAGACCTGATGGTATCATTGATGGAAAAGATCTATGGGATCTGGTCAGTACTAATGTAGAAACAGACTCTATGCCTTATCCATTTAATGGATTGAATAACATGACTCAGGGTATCCGTAAGGGTGAGATAGTTACGATCACAGCAGGTTCAGGAGTAGGTAAGAGTCAGGTTTGTAGAGAAATAGCATATTCCTTAATGCTTCAGGATCAGAAAGTAGGATACCTTGCACTTGAGGAGAACACAAAGCGTACTGCACTTGGATTCATAGGACTGTATCTTAATAAGCCTATTCATCTCCAAAGTGTAGAGCATACTCCAGAAGAATTAAAGAATGGATTTGATAATGTACTAGGTACAGGAAATTTATTTCTTTATGATCATTGGGGAAGTATGGAGATAAACCACCTGTTCAATAAGATACGATACCTTGTAAAAGGTGTAGGTTGTAGTCACATTATCTTGGATCATCTGACCATAGTTCTCTCAGGATTAGAAGGTGGAGATGAAAGGCGTATGTTAGATTTTGTAATGACTAAACTACGTTCTTTAGTTGAAGAAGTTCAATGTTCTCTTATTCTCGTATCTCACTTACGAAGACCTGCAGGAGATAAAGGTCATGAAGAAGGAGTCAGGACTACCTTGAACCAGTTAAGAGGTTCTCATGGGATCGCTCAACTCTCTGACATAGTAATTGGATGTGAGAGAAACCAGCAAGATGAGGAGAATCCAGATCTCACAACCATCAGAGTACTGAAGAATAGATGGACAGGAGAAACTGGAGTTGCAGATACTTTACATTATTCTAAAGAAACTGGAAGAATGGTAGTTACTGCTTCACCTGATGAAGCTAAAGCTTATGGATTTGAAAAGGAGAATAAGGAGGATTTCTAATGGAGAATATAATACTAGACATAGAAACTGATGGACTTTTGGATACAGTTACTAAGGTTCATTGTATAGTAATGAAGAGTAAATCTTTTGGAGTGGAAGTAGCAACTTCAAAAGAACAGATTGAGAAAGCTTTAGTGAAGTTAAAAGCTAATCATCTAGTAGGTCATAATGTCTTAGGATTTGACTTGGAAGTTTTAAGGAGATTGTATGGTCTTGTGATTCCTGTAGAACAAGTTACAGATACTCTTATTCTGTCTCGATTAATTCATTCAGATCTGAGGACTGAAGATTCTTCCGTTAAAATATTGGAACCTAAGTTTTGGGGATCACATTCTTTAGCAGCATGGGGATACAGACTGAATTATAACAAGGGAATCTTTGGAAAAAATACTGATTTCAAAGAGCTTTCTCAGGAGATGATTGATTACTGTATTAATGATGTGGAACTAACGCATATTTTATGGAAAAATTTAAGGGTAAATTTACCAAGTAAAAATAGTATACGATTGGAACACAACATAGCTGAAATTTGTAACCAACAGGAGAAAAATGGATTTGCATTTAATGAGGAAAAAGCTATTAAATTATATCAACAGCTGGCGCAAAGGAGGGAAGAACTCGGAGAGAAACTCCGAAAAGTATTCGGATCATGGCTCATCAATGAGGGATTACGGAGGAATGAACTCTATTCTAAGGTTAAGATTATTGAATTCAATCCTAACTCAAGACAACACATTGCAAAACGACTCAAGGAACTTAGAGGTTGGAAACCGAGAGACTTCACTCCATCAGGTGAAGCTAAAGTTGATGAGAGTATTCTCAAAAAGTTAAAGTATCCAGAAGCTAAGTTAATGTCTGAATACTTAATGTTAAATAAACGCATTGGTCAACTTGCTGAAGGGGATCAAGCATGGCTAAAACTAGTGAAACATGGGAGGTTACATGGCAGAGTCAACACGATGGGAGCATCGACTTCTAGGGCATCTCACTCAAACCCGAACCTCGCTCAGGTTCCAAATACAAATGCACCCTATGGGAAAGATTGCAGGTCTTTATTTGTTCCGAATAGAGGACAGAAACTATTGGGGATTGATGTCTCTGGGCTTGAGTTGCGGTGTTTATCTCATTATTTGGCGCACTATGATGGTGGTGTATATGGTAAGAAATTGCTGGAGGAAGATATACATACTGTTAATCAGGAAGCCGCAGGGTTGGCTACAAGGGATCAAGCGAAGACCTTCATTTATGGTTTTTTGTATGGTGCAGGAGATCAAAAAATTGGGGAAATTGTGGGCAAAGG